TGCCAGCAACTTGGCCATTTGTTCAGCCGCCTGCTTGTTGATCCGCTCTTGGAGACCTTCATCAGACCAAGCATCGTGCTGGAGGGGCGCCTCGGCTTGGGCCCGGACTTGCTGTGCAAACTCTCCGTTGGACAGGAGTTCACGTTCGCGAGCAACCGCCGCCCGTTCAGCTTCTACTTGTTTGCGAAGCTCTGCAATTTCCATTGTCTTTGTAGTGTATGAAGCCCGTAGATTCTGAACAAGCTTGCGACCGTTCTCAGGAATGTGTTCAAGTATTTTTCGGTAGTCAGGGATTCCGCGGTGCGTTCCCTGCATGATTGGATCATCTCCAAAATCTGCGTCCATCAGATCATCTAATGACAGTCCCTCGTTATCACCAGATTCATTCTGGGGAGGTTGTGCATCTTGTCCGTTAGTTACTATGGCACCGCGTACTGAAGCATCTGGAGAGACACTGGTAACAGGTGCCGTTCCGGGCGTGGCTGTTGAAAGATCGTTCATTTGTTATTACATCCTGCTCGCAAAAAGGTCTTCGGTCTTGTCTTCACTCATTTCGTCAGCTGGCATCTCTTCTTCCATTTCTTCTTCCACTGGTGCGCTCTTTTCTGTCTTGCGCAAGAGGAAGCGTTTGAATCCACTGTTCTTAGCTGCCATGCCAACACGACCTGCAAGCGTCTGGAGACCGTTGTCATCTGTGATGATTGACATGTCGATGGTTGCATCTTCAGGCAGGATTCCCTCGGCAACTGCATCATCGATTGCCTTTGAAAACATGGTCAGAACTCTAACAAACTCTGGAGGCAGAGTGTTAAGCTTCTCATTACCAAACTTGTCATAAGGTTCAGAGATACCGAAGAGAGGGAGAAGGCGGTTGGTTGCTTCAACAAGAGCGTTTAGCGACTTGCCAGAGAACGAACCTTTAGGCGATGCACCTGCGTACATCTCGTCTTCCTTATCTTCGATGTCGCCTTGACGAGTCATTGCTGTGGCGCGCATTTCTTCAATCTTCATTTTTTCATCTGGTGTCATTATACTGTTCCTGTTTGTAGATCATGTTGAGATGCTTCTTCAAGCATTTGTTTTGCGGGGAATGTTTCTGAAACTGCTTTTGCCTTGTCACCGTCAAACTTGGCGAGATTGGCACGGTAGCGGGCGGCATCAGCATCAAGCTTGGCTGCATCGTCTTTAATGGCTTGGTTCTTGGTGCCGTGCCATGAATCACCGCCCAGGTCTTTCTCGTTGATGAAGCCACGCCCTTTCATGATTTCTTCTTCTTGGCGCTTATCGCAGACTTGACCACCGACTGAATAGGAATGGAAGCCAGTAGACGCGAGTCCTTCGTTCCAGCGACTATTCCAAAGTGTGGCGGTCTTGGCAGGCATCGAGACCAGCTTGACAGACTGTTGCGAACACTGCGGGCAGGCATGTGTTGGCTGGCCCATTGGTACCAGGTCATCAAATTTGCCGTGCTCTTCGCAGCAGAATTCGTAGATTGGCATCAGACGCCTCCAATGCTGTTAGACGTTTGCAAAGTCGAACCTGCTTCTTGCTGAGGTGCTGCTATTGCTGGACCAGCGGCGGCTGCAGGGGCCGGGGCCGGGGCAACTTCGTTAAAGTCTTCAGGCAGATCGAAGAGTCGAACAATCTCAGCCCGCAATTTCTCAGGCATAATGCCAAGACCGCTGAGGACTGGATAGAGTTGGATGATCTGCTGCTTCTTGAGAGCGTCTGTCAGGGGAGTGCCGCCGCCATCGGTTGCATAGAACTCCCAGTCAGCATCAATCTTGGCAACAGTTCCAACTTTGGCGCCCTCTTCAGTTGCAACAATAACAGACTCACCATCATCAATAAGTGGAATCAGCATACGAATGTAGAGGCTTGTTGCTTGTTCAATTGTTCCGTCACGGTCACGTGCCATCTTACCAAGTTCTGAGGCAGTGTATTGCATAAGGGCAGTGACTTCAGTTGCCGTTGCGCGGCTTGCTTCGCCGCGAGTAAAGCCAGCAGTCAGAGAGCCCTTTTGTAGATCCTGCTCAATATAATTAAGATATACACCGTGATTAGAGCTAATGGGAGAGTTAGGAACAATATCAATAAGACCAGAAAGTGTGTCAGCATCCGTCGGCACCATCGCACCGTCAACTCCTGCCGTAATCTTTGCCAGAACTTCTTCATCGAAAGCGCCTTCCTTGTAAATATACTGACGGCTGTCACGACGAACGGCATTGGCCCAGAAGGTTCTCAGGATATTCTTCTCAAAGATCTGGTCATAGATGCGGGCCATGGCTGAATATCCTTCCATAGGACGGTCAGGACGACGGCTGAAGTAGAAGGGGACGATGTTGCTGAGGGGACGGCCGTCAAAGGTGTTGACCGGGATGGCTGCACGTTCAAGGAGTTCGGTGCCATTCTTCCAGTGCGATGACCAGAAGAGAAGTTCCCTGTTGATGAAGTCATACATCTCAACAATTTCTATGTAGAGGTATTCGTTGGGAAGATCTGGACTGTCACCGTAACTGCGATAGCTGCGGTCGGTGTTGCGTTCGTAATCGGTGAAGTAATCTTTCTGGGCTGTGCCAGTCCATTTCTTGTTGCCAAACTTTTCGTTTGCTTCATCGACACTAATGAAGTAGACATGGCCAATAAACCTGCAGTCTTCCCAGGCAGCAGCATCGCGGTCAAGGACAACTTGCCAAGGGGGAACAGCACGCATTGCAATCTTGCCAAGAAGCGTTGTGCTCTCGCGAGGGGCAAGCTTCATAAAGCTGTGTGTATAGATGAGGGCCATACGGGCTGCAGCTTCAATTTGCTGACGAGCATTCTTAAGCCAGTTGTTGGCAACAGCTTTGGTAAATGCAACATCGCCCTTGCCAGTGATATCAGGCTGGACTTCAACGGCTGGATACTTGGTGAACAGACTGCCCATCAGCGATTCAATGGCAGCATAACCGTCTGCAGTCTCAACACGAAGCTGAGTGTCATCAATCAGATCAACGTCTTCATAGAAGGTTGTCATGTAAGCATTACGGTAGCGGCGCATCTGTGGACGTTGTTCATCCCAGAAGTCGGTGTGTTGTTGGACTGCAGCCCTAATAAACTGAATCCGTTCTTTCTCTGATCTTGCCATGTTACTTCCTATATATACTGCCCAATTGAAAGCAGAGGTTAATTGTTGTCTAATACCGTCTGTGTTCAGATTTGCTTGCACGTTTGAATGCATGAGCAGTATTACGATTGACGATCCAGTCTGGGAGGAATGGTTTGTTTGGAACAGATACTTTAAGCGAGCACTGAAGAGCAAGCGCCAATGCAATGACAGTGTCACCATGGTGTGTACCACCACGCGGACAGAAAGGATTACCACGGTCATCTATTTGGAATGAACGTAGCTCGCCAATTGTCCAGGTATCAAGGACAGCTATTTGTCCACGAAGCAGTGAATCTTTAAGGGCCTCTAACATCTTTGGCTTGGTGGCAGCATTGGTTATCCAGTCATCACCATCAGCATCTTTCCACAGTGGTATAGACATGTGTTTCAGTTCAGTGATAACAACACCGCCCCAGGTACCATTGCTCTCTGTCAGGACCTTGGCATCTTTCCACTTGCGGCTGCAGTCAGCAACAACTTCAGCCCACTCTGTTGGTGTATGACGGTTGCTACGACGGATCTCCATTGGTTGGCCACTGCTTGCGCTGATAACAACAAGGGCTGAGTAGTCACCACCAGTACCAGCACCAGTGTCTACACCAATGGCATACCTGTCAGCATGGTCTACCTTGCCAAAGACACCACCATCTGTTTCAAACTTGCACTGCTGTATGTCCTTTAACAAGTCCATGTCTATCCAGGCACCATCTACTTGCGAATAGGCATCATCAACAGAGAGTGGATACTCACGCCTGAACTTTGATTCGCCTAGCTTACCTATCATCCTTGACATCCAGTACTGTTGCTCTCTGCCTATGTCAATGTCTTCATCATGTTCCCAGCCAATTGGTGGCTCTTCGCTGTAGTCAAGGTGGTCTGTCCATGGAAAGAATAAGAAGTTCCAGTCTACCTCTTCACTCTCCCATAGACCAATCTCTCTGTGTAATGGATCTCCCCAGTGGTTGGCTGTTGATTCAATGCAGAGCTGACCACCATTCAGTGCTGAGATGGCTGTTGCTTTGAGTTCATCGGCATCTGGAGAGAAAGCAAACTCGCTGATATGCAGTGCTGTTGCAGTGAAGCTACGTAGACCGCCCTTACCTTCGGCTGATACTGCCATCAACTTAGATCCAGTGTCTGCAAGAGTAAGCGTAATGCTGTTGTCATCTACCAATGGACGCTGAAGAGCAGGTGGCAATGACTTGTAGAACCGCTTATGGATATCTAAGATATGCCGTGATGATGCAAGCTTGTGGCTGAGGACAACATATGTCTCAGGTCCTTTCGATGTATACCACCGCCAGAAGAAGTAAGCAGCGACAACAGTTGTACTACCTATCTGCCGTGGCTTGAGTACCAACACATCATCGCCTGCATGTAGCGCTTCGATGATGGCTATCTGTTCTGCTCGTGGCTTCAACTTGACAGGACGGCCACGCTTATCAACCACTGTTAGGCGACTGATAAACTGTAGCGGATCATCGAGCACAGACTTGAGTGTGTCTCCCTTCAATTGGCGTTCTCACCGAGCCAAGCTGCAACTGCATCGACGCCAGGTGTAGGTGTTGCTTCTCCCATCTGCTTACGGCTTGCGCTACCTACAACATCGAGACACTTATCAAAGGACTTCTGCGAGAGCTCGCTCTTCTTCCCTTCAGCCATGTCCTCAATGTACAGGTCGAGCAAGCACCAGATGAGACTTGCAGCGTCGCGCTTACGGATGGCTGAGCGGGCAAGACGGTATCTGAGGTATCGCTCTTCTTCTTCAGGTGTTCTTTGCTTATCGTATTGGGCCATGTCTGTTCTCCTACTCTAAGTATATCCTACATCTGTATTTATTCTATTCAGCCGTCACATTTTGTTCAAGCCGTCGGCCTATCTATAACTTATCTATAACCTATCTATATGGGCCTATCTATAAGCTGTCTATAACCTATCTACAAGCCCGGCTATCTT